CGATATAATAGAAATATCCCCTTCATGGGGTTATCATTATGAAACTTCTTAAAGGATACAAAACGTACATTGTTTCAGCATTATTGGTTGCCGTTGGTCTTATTGATGTGTTGACTGGAGACCTCACTGCAAGTCAATTCTTGAAATCACCCGACCTTCTGGTCCTCTTAAACGGACTTGGACTCGCGGCGTTACGTTCTGCTATCTAGTCGCTTGTATACCGCACGGCATTCAGCACCCTCTCTCGTCGATTGGGCAGCTGTAGAGACACTCGGTCACTCCTCTAATAGAGGCGTATTGAACTACTAAAATACCTTAGCTCATTCATTGTTGGCGTAGCATTGGCAGCTACGACACCAAACACCACGTACATAGAAGTTCCTCAACCGACATTTGAGGTTATTGATATTGAGCAAATGATACGTGATACGGCTATAGAGTACGGGGTGGACCCTAATCGGGCCGTGGCGGTGGCAAAATGCGAGTCAGGGCTCAATGTAGACATTCAGAGCAACCACATACGGCCAGACGGCACCAGAGAGCAGAGCTTCGGAATTTGGCAAATCCACCTTCCGGCTCACCAGGACGTCACTAGAGAGATGGCAATAAATCCGGAGTGGAGCACACGGTGGGCGATGGAACATTTACAAAAAGGACGGTGGAGTATGTGGACGTGCAGCCGTATTGTCGGGTATTAAACAAAAAAGCCCGCACAGACAAGTCCGTACGGACTCTCTTGCGGGTATCGCCAGTATCATCGGCAGGGTGGAGGAAAGCTTTATATACGTCCACCAGGTTCCCCACTGTCAGTATAGCGTCATTTTATATTCTTCAATGTTTTTTCCACAGGCTAATAGTAGTCAGTCTCTTTCCACGTGCAGTTAGGACAGGCGAGGTATGTTTCCTCTGAGTATATTTCCCCGCACTCGTCGCATTCAACGTCCGGCATTAGTGTCCTTTAGAATGTCTTTAAGCCCATAGATTCGACCTTTATTTTCACTAGTACTTCTGGTTTACCGAGGAATAAAGCCATGTCCGATAGGGACTGTCCTTTAGCATGTCTTTTTAGATAGTTCTCTTCCCACACCTCCCACTCACGCATAGTTGGTTCCCTAGACCCCTTCATTTCACGTGAAACAGCCTCTCCTAGGCGTTCGTATTCATCATTCGATAGCTGAGTCATTTTTTAGTTTGGAACCACAACACCATAGTGATAAAGAGAAGGGCTTGGAGGCCGGCTGACTGGTACAGCGATTCAATAAAATCTTTTCCTACAAGCACGAAGTACCAATACGTGAGCCACCACGCTATAAGTCTCCATTCCAGTGCTAGTTTAAATTCCTGCATAACACATGAGGCAGGCGACCTCCTTAATGCGAATACCGTGGGGACATCGTGTCGCGTCTTGGTACGTTTTATACACGTCCCGTAAGAGCATCCGCACCTTGCGTCGCTTGAGCTTTGGACCTTCCTCAACGAGTGCTTTTTCTGGTTCCATCATGTACGTAATTATAGATTAAAACACCAGCAGTAGTTACAGAAGGTTGTGCATGAACAACGGCGGTAGCACAACCCCGTGCAGGAGCAGTTCTTACACACGAGTTGTTTATGTTTCTCGGTCATATTCTTTTCGTACCTCACTGTCGACTCCAATTCTTTTTAGGCGGAGGAGCACTGCGGGGGATGTAATGCCATACTCTTTCGCGAGGTCACAAATCCGCGCACCTTTCATATATTTCACCGCCATATCCTCAGTCTCGCGCCGCTTGGCCTCTTTTACGCCGGTATAGGTGCCATTTTTAAACTTAGTCTTCATCACCATAAAGGAGTTGTATTTAATGCCCAGCATCTCAGCAATGAAACGGTACGACTCGCCGGTCTTTTCCTTCACCGCTTCCACTTCATGCAGTGTACTCATCTCCCACCGTTGGTGTTCAGCTCGGTTCATAACCCCTTTATAAGCTCAATAATCTCTGCAACCGTAAGATTCTTGACACTCTTTTCAAATGCCTGGGCCATGAGTGTGCGTTCTCTCCTCGCAATCTGCGACGTTACTTCATCGGGGACTTCGAGGAGGAGGGGTGGGAAGTTGCGTCGGTACACGTCGGCACCTGGTACTCTCCGTTCAAATTGCCATGATTCATTCATGTATAGATATTATTACACTGTGTTTGTTTTATCGCTTTCATAATTTCTTCTGCGACCTGCGGGACAATCGCATTTCCAAGAGCTTTGAGTCGGGGATTTCTGTCCATCCTTCGGGGAACCCCATCATCCACTCGACAAAGGCGGGTTGCAACTTCAAGCCAGTTTTTTCTCCATTCGATGTTTTCTCTATAGAGCAATCTGTCCTGTTCCTCACGTTCTTGTTGCTTCCGCTTCCCTTCCACATTGATGCTTGGGGAGTTGAGAGCATTTGTATTTGTGTTGCCAAGTACGTTGATTTCTCGCGTGGTCTTCCGCTCGTGCTGCCCGATGCAAATACTCCGTCCCCCGCTTTCGGGGTCATCAGCATTCGACCTCGCAACAATCCAGACCCTATCCCTCCTGTGTGGCGCACCGACGGATACAGCTGGAATAATAAACGGTTGTACTTCGTAACCTTCACTTTCCAAGTCAGCACACACTGTCTGGAGAACCAGACCGTCGTTCCAAGTAACGAGTCCGCCAACATTTTCAGCGATAACCCACTCTGGTCGGAAAAGAGAGACGCATTCAAGCATTGGCGGCCAGAGATAGCGGTCATCTTCCGTTCCTTTTCTTCGTCCAGCTTGAGAGAACGGTTGGCAGGGGAATCCACCTGTAATGAGGAAATAGCCCGATTGAGTGTTATTTGAATGTGCTTGCCCGTTTTCTGGTTGTATGCCCTCTGTCCCACCATTGCTGGCTTCCCATTTTTTGTTTTGGCTTCCTTCATTGCTTTTTCCCCCGCCATTTGTGCGCTTGGGGTCGGCAACAAACTCCCTGATATCCTTGTGGTATTCCGCTTCAGGCCAGTGTTTTTTGAGGACTTCAGTGCAGAAGTCGTCCCACTCAACGAAAATGTGTTCGTTTTCTTCCTCATGCCATACACGGTCTACCGCTAGAGCAAACCCGCCAATGCCGCTGAATAAATCGAGGTGTTTCATGAAAAACTTTGGTGTACTTCATGTACATCCTTTATGTCTATACATAAGTATACCGACGTTTGTGCCCTCCTCAAGCGTTTTCACCACCTCCCGCTGCTCGCGGAAGGTGTCGGTGGCATCCAGGTTGTTCAGTTGCATAATCATCCCCACGATGGACCACTTCAACTCCTCACACTCCTTGTCTTTGAGAACGTCGTGCCAGACTTCTTCCGTTTCAGTGAGGATAAGGTTGCCTTTGAAAGAAGGCTCGGGGTTGAGGAGGAGGCCGAGTGCCCCCATGCGGAGTGCCTCGAACATATCTTGTAATTATAACGCTGTTTTTATTTTGCTCAGTTTAGTGTGTTGATATCTATGGTGTTGGATAGGTATACTCCATCATAAATCTTTCAATTTGCTCAACGGTGAGGTAGTAGTCGTTCTTCTCTCCAACGGTTTGTTTATTCTTCATCGAAAACAGAATCATCTCACCCATCATTGTGGCAAACGCTAGGTTCTTTTCCATGTCTCGTTTGTTCATACACAGTTTTTATTTGTTTAATAACGCTACTTTGAGGGTTTCTAAAGCTCGGTTATGTCCTGCTATTGCGTAACACGCTCCATAGTTGTCTGGATCATTTTTATCTAACTGTTCTTTTTTCATCCCCTCTATCCTCTCCACCACTTCTTTAATCGTCTCTTCTCGTACGGTTTCTATTTCTTTCTGGATGAATGATTTGAGTTGTCCGGCGAGTTCTGTTCCTGCGATATTTATCTCATTTTCGGCATCACTGAAGTGAAATTCCTTATCAAATCTTGTCCTCCACTCCTCTCTATTGGGTGTTGGGGTGGTCATGGTTTTTCGTGATTAAGAAACTTAATCTCTTCTATAATCGAGTCAATGTATCTTTGTTTTTCCAGTTGAGTACGCTCATACCACCGGAAACTGAGATAGTCCTGCAATACAGTCTCAAGTATTGCTGGCGTAAGGCGGTAGTAGTTAGTATCCATAATATCTCTATGTTAGGTTACTTGGTAATGGCGAGCACATACTTATTGTTATCAATCCAACGAATAGCTGGTTCTGAGTCATCCGCCCTTACCCACACATACCACGCGTATACCATCATACCTGTGTGGTATTTTCCATCTTCTCTCAAGGGTTCGCCAAGCATGGGATAACGGGTAAATACATAGATTCTTGAAAGTGGAAAATCTTTATCCTGCCAAATCTGTTCGTAACGTTTTTGACCGTGAAGATAGGAAAGGGGTAGAAGAAACGCAATTTTCTTTTGTGCCACTTCTTTTGCTTTCTGGATGAACTCAAATGCTAATGAGTAGGGTGGATTTGTTATCACGTTGTCGAACTGGCGCGTTTCTTTCAAGAAATCTGTTTCGCTGTCATAGCTCGTTGCTTTGCCGAGAACTCGCACCATCGCTCCATTTCCGCACGCTGGTTCAAGAATAGTCCCGTCGAATCTCTCTCGTTCAAGCAACTGCTCTGTCATGCTGTAAGGGGTTTCATAGAGGTCAGACTTGCGCCTTTGCCCCTGATTATTCCCTGAAAAGTTCTTACCTATTGTTTTCATGGATTGGATTTGTTTGGAATCGGTGGTAAGACTCTAGTGCTTAGAGCCTCTCGGTATTCTAAATGTCCCTGTTGTACCCATTGTCTGCATATCTGAGCGACGAAGTTGATGGACCCCTGGTGGGAGATACCAAGTATCGTACCAAGTTCGCGTGAGGAAATGTCGCCGTTTAGATAGTCAAGTAACGCAACCCTCTCAGCGAAAGAAACATTTATTGTGTACCTATCCATTTTTTTGACTCGTTTACTTTGAGTTTTCATACCTTTTGAGCCGCACAGATGTCGTAGGGGAGGGTCATGCGAGTTCGATGTATTTAAGTAATAGTGGTTTCGACTTTGGGTTCGTCATATCCACTTGATTAGCTTTGAATAGGTTACAGCGACGGCACAATATTTCAAGATTTTCTAAGTCTTCGTACTTGCTCTCGTTATCCTGCCCTACAAGCTGTCGCAACAGACTTACGGGGATGATGTGGTCAAGAGTGAGTGAATCTGTCCTTGCACATCGTCTACAAACCCTGCCATCCCGTTCAGCCACTTCCGCAAATGCACTCTCAACATACCGCTTCCCCTTACGTTTGAGGACTTTAGTACCCTCTATTGAGTATTGAGCGTTGTTTGGTAGTGGGGCAAGTGGAACATATAGAGATGGGTCAAAACCACTTGCGTGTATGTGTCTAGTGTCGTCCATACTACTTTCTATCACTACTAATGAGTTCTGGATTGGAGTAAATGTCGCCGATGACTTCAAAGAGGTTTGTTTTACCCTGAGTCAGTTGCCAATATTTGTCTTTTCCTCTTGTCGCACCGTGGTCGTAACAGAATGAACCTTCAACGAACTCTACGACCCTATTGTGTTTTTTTCTTGACGGTGGGTTTACTGGCTTCAAAATATCCCCCTCATATATCTCCTTGCCCGCTTTATCCGTTAAACCAGTGAATTGCATTATTACCTGCTCCTCCTCATCTCCTTTAGGCCACTGACATATGCCACGGTACTCATCCTGCGATGACTCAAAAGCAAGAGAGCTATACTCGGTACAAATCCACTTACGGTCGAGTGGCACCATAACTTTTTCTTTTGTGTCCCACGCTCTAAACTTTATTTTTCTCATACATTTTTACTATCACTACTAATGGTACGGGCGGCGAGATTTGGTCTACTGTCACGCCACATGCTTTCTAACTGTCCTATCCCTACCACAATCATCTCTCTCAGCTCTTTCATTTGCTCGTAGGTTAGTTCCGTCACAGTGCCGTTTACCCCAAAGTCCATCTCCCCTTTGTGGTACCTAAAAGAAAGCAATGATGTCTCCCCCCTCGCCTGTTCGACTAGGGTGGTGACGATTCCCATGATGTCTTTTATGAACTCAGGCTGGTACATTTTTTGGTCACTACTGACTCTGAACATGTCCACAAGCTCGGTGATTTTCCTTCCTGCCTCCTCATTACTCGTTGGTTGGGTGGTCATACACTAGGTTTATTTGTTAATGGGTTAGCAAGTTACACATGTGTGCGGGTAAGTTTTGCCACATACTGGGCATGGATAAAGTTGGGGGATTGTATTAGGAGTATACGGATAGACTGGAACATACTGTGGGCGTGACTCAAGTGCCAATATCCTACGCTCAAGTTCTTCTAATTTGGTTTCCTTAACCTTTCTCACTTTAGTTTGTTTCATGGGTTTATCCTATCCACTATCGTTATAATCGCCCACACCAACCCCGCTATGACAGCGGAGTAGTAGGCAAGGCGTATGGGAGATGGGCGTTCGTGGTTCATACGTTAGTTATCTACTTTTCCTCACTGCTCATTGAGTGAGGCTTTAGTAGTGTTGTTACTTTCTATTCTCTTTAGAAGGGCGGACTGTCCTTGTTTCCCTATTTTTTTATAATGCTCGGTGCCGTATTTTTTCTTGGTTGAGTCACCGCCTCTTTTTCCGAGTGACTTCATATATTCGTTTTTTTTATTTTGCATATTTTTTATCTATATAGTTAGCATATTGTTTAGTAAATCCACACATTTCTCCTATTTCAGTGTACGTCAGTCCTTTTCTTCTGAGGGAGATCACCTTATTAACTATATATATTTTGTTTTTATCGATTTTACTAAATTGATGGTGGTTGTAGTGACATTTGTGACACAACGTAATCATACCTGATAAGTCAGAAGTACTATCGTACCCTCTGCTGTTTTTTCCGCACTGTCCATTCAAGTGATGTACATCGTGTAATTTTTTTCTACCACTTAATACTCCTTTTTTTATCTTCTTATTAAAATTCTCGACATCTATGACAGTTCGTACATCGCCACATGATTTACACTTGAAACCGTCTCGTATACGAACAAACATCCGTGCTCTTCCTCTGCCTCTAGTGTGATGCAGTTTCCCTCCTCTTTTTCTTACATACGATTCAAGTTTATCCATTTATATAGATAATTACATACAAGCACCAAACGGGCAAGCGCTTAGTTGTGAATAACTTGTGAAATATTGACAAAAAGACTATCCACATGTATACAAGCGGGCTAGTGGACAAGCGAATCAGTAGGGTATATACTTGAGGAGTGAGGCTTTAACCAATAAATCGTCCACGCCTGACGCAAACTGGCGACACATATGTCCTATCCAATACCAGGTTACGATTACCACGACACGATAGACGACGCAGCGTTTGACCCGTCTGACACGCTATTCGACGTAATAGACCGAGCATTTAACCATGAGTCCCTATGAAACATACGACACGTATCTCGAAGGAGAGTATGCAATCCTTGCACACTGCCTCCGACGTGAACTCAGGTATGATACTGCACCAAAGAAGTGAATCACCGCTTGAGAGTGTTCTGACTGGAGTGTTAGTTCTCGCCCTTTTAGGAATCATTATGCTCGCGGCGGTAGTCGCAACTATATGATTGAGAAAAAAGTTATTGACTGTTTAATCGAGTACGCCATCTACGGAGACGAAGGGCCGTACCTCTACTATCAACGAAAATATGGACGACTTAATTGACGCACGTGAGGATGAGAAAGATGCACGCGAAGCACGCAAGTTTGCTGAAAAGGAACTCGACGATGCACAGCGATGGCTTCGTCGGTGCCGTGAAGCAGAAGCCGAGGCGATTATCAAAGTACGCGAGCTTGAGTTAGCGGAGCAAAAAGTATGAGCGATATACCAACCACAGGTTTCTACTACGACGTAGCAAAACACGCCTACTACTACAACGGCAAGCTTATGACCGGAATGACTACGATACTCGGTGTGTTGAATAAACCTGCGTTTGTACCGTGGGCGGCGAGGATGGCGGTTGAGTATATTGAAAAAAATGGAAGCCCAGAATGGGACGGAGACATAAACGATGATGACAAGACATTAGAGGGCTACAGTGTCTCACTACAGGTCTTAGAAGAAGCAAAGTCAGCACACGCTAAAAAGCGTGACGAGGGTGCAGAGAAAGGAACAAACACGCACGCACTGGTTGAGGAGTATGTGAAGGAATGTATCGCGACCAATGACGGATTCAGCAAACCCGAACTTATGCTCACCGCAGACAGCAACTTGCACGCGTTCATTAAGTGGGGTTCGGATAACGAGATAAAGTTTCTCGCCTCTGAACAGCAAGTCTACAGTAAATCACTCTTCGTAGCTGGAACGTTCGATCTCCTCTTCGAGAAAGAAGGCAAACGTTACATTGGTGATATTAAGACCTACAAAAAGATATGGGACAGAGTGCCGTTTTACCAATGTGCTGGATATGCGTACTTGTGGGAGGAGATGAACGGAAAAAAATATATAGGAGAAATAGTAAGAGTGGGTGATTGTCCAAACCACAGGCAGACACTGTGTACTTGTGTTTGGGGATCGGAAGGAATCTCAAAAGGAATCGCCCTACAAAGTAACAGTATAGACGGCTACTGCATCGTTAACCTCCCCAAAGAGCGTGAGTTTAATCCAGAGGAAGACGTTATGTGGAGTTGGGACACAGCCGGAGATACTAAGGCTTTCTTAGCGTGTGTAGAGATATACAGACAAAATGCGAGATTCGTTACACCTAAAAATAAAAAACCATGACAAAACTAACCATTACAAGACTTGGTGAACCGAAAGAAATAGGCTATGTCGATAAGAAAGACGGGATAAAAAAATACTTCAAAAAAGTTGGTTTCCAAACACAAGAGTATGGAGACCGGTGGTTTGACTTTGCTTTCCGCGGAGAGCATGGACTTACCGTAGGAACGTCAAAAGAATTCGAGATGAGCGAACGTCAATACAACGGAAAAACGTACTACGATGCGAAACTCCCTAGACAATCAAAAGGAGGACTGAGTGAAGACGACAAAGAAATATTGCTTAACATTCAAACAGGCATCGCATTACTTCGTAACGATATCCAAGCGTTGCGTAACGACATTGTTAGTCGTGAAGAAGAACCGCCGGTTGGCTCACCCTTCTAGTATGCACCTCTCCCCACAAGAAACCGTCATCATAGACTACCTCAATGACGGTGCATGGCACGTATGAAAGAAATACAAATAGGGGGCCATTATAAGACTAACGGGAAGAGATGTATTAGTGGTTTTGCTTTAGTCGATGATAAAGACTACGAAGAACTTAATAAATATAGATGGTCTGTGAAGACGGGGGATTATATTTTTCGGTACATTTCAGGAAGCAAAAATCCTAAAAGATATATAACAATGCACCAACAAATTATGGGAATTCCATATCCTAATCTTATTGACCACATAGACAGGAACCCATATAACAATCAAAGAAACAATCTGAGAATTGCTGATAGAATCCAAAATGGATACAACCGTAAGACCCCATCGTCGAGTAGTTCTGGATTCAAGGGTGTGTACTGGAATAAAATTCGTAAGTCGTGGAGAGCCCATATAAAAGTATCGCGACGTAACATCCACCTTGGGTATTTCGCTGATAAAAAAGATGCTGCCAGGGCTTATAATAAGGCGGCCTCTAGGTTTCATGGTGCTTTTGCTGTCTTAAATAAAATATGAAACTTTCTCCTCAGAAACGTGTCATTTTCGATCTACACTCTGATTACGAATGGCACTGCTCAACGGCGATAGAGTTTATCAGAGATCAGAGGAAACGCATCAGTGAAATGATAGCTGATGGGTATCTCTTTGAGAGTGAACCGTGTGATCGGCGGTGTGGCATCAATCACCACGCACGACTCCTCATGCGCCGGCTAGTCTCTGCACCGAATACACCACCCACTAAAAAGGTAATTATTATTGACCTCCCTAATGGTGAACGAGTGGCACGGTATGAAACCAATTAGTGACCTCTTTGGGAATAAATCAAAACCACAGCCACGCACACGAAGAACTGAACGAGGAGACCTACTAGAGTACCTTTGCTCTGTCATTAACCCGAGCCGCATAGAAACCGGCTACAATCCAATTTCCATAAAGCGCATGGCATTTCTTCTCCAAAAAATACCCACTAAAGACTTGTACTACATGAAAAGTATAGCTCTCGATAAACAACGCACAGGTGGTAACTTCTCTAAATGGTTCTGGTGGTCTTTAAAACCAAAACAAGAACACAAAGACATAACTACCTCTGATTAATATTAATGCTTCTTGATATTGTTGTTGCGCCCCCCTCCCCCAAAATGTTTTAAATTTTGAGTGAGAAGGCGCAGATGCCCCTTTGACTTGTCGGCTGTTTTACGGCACACCGAGCCTGCGCTGGAACGGGCTTATTAACGTCCCCCCGTTATACCCCCAGGACAAATACAAAAAACCACTCCGATTAAGAGTGGCTGTTCCTGTACTTTGTTGCAGCAGCGGACTTAGTTGGAACAAAGCCGACCACTGCCGCAACGAAGGACACGAATGTTTTGCTTTGTTCCACATCTTCATTATACACTCATCTTCATTGCAAATCCACCTACCTGTGGAAAACTTTATAGGATGGCCCCCACACGTACCAGCCAGCAAAATAAGTCCCTCTGGTTATTTTATCAGCTCCTCGCTGACTCCTTGAACGCAGCTGGACTCGACATGCGCGTCGTCCTCAAGCCGGAAGTAGACATCCCCTGGAACAAAGACACGGTGCATGACTACCTTTGGATTCCGATTCAAAAAGCGTACTTGCGTACCGACAGTACAACAAAACTAGGCAAGCACCTGGACATCGAAGAAATACACGCTATCCTCATGCGCCACCTTGGCGAGAAATTTGGTGTAGAATATATACAATTCCCGAGTATCAATGAAGCGGACACCACTACGGAGAAAGAGTAAAAGTGCCTCGGCCCTTCTCAAAGACAAAATACAGGCCCTGGTGCGTGAAATTGTTATGAAGAGGGATGGAGGGTGCGTGTTACGTGAAAAAAGGCACTGTGGGGCAGTTTTGGGCCTTCCAGGGCATGTTTATCAGGCTGACCACCTAATAACGAGAGCTCATACCGCCACTTACGCCGACACTGAGCTTATCGTATGCCTGTGTAAACGTTGCCACGGGTGGAAGCACTGGAACAAAGAAGCCTACGATGTGCTCGTCAAAACCGTTCTGCCAGAACGTCGAGTGAAGCTCTGGGAGCGGTGCGAGAAAGAGCGTCAGCAAGGCGGAACCCTCTACCGAGGGAGTAACGACTGGCGATTGGTCGTAGCGGCTCTAGAACAAGAGGCAGCATCGTATGTCTGAGTCACGAGAAAAGAAAGCACTGTGTCTCGCCTGTGGAAAACGTGCCATTGAGGTCGAGGGCCTCTGTGGGTCATGTTATCGTTGGGAGGATGAAGAAAAAAATCAAAATACCAACCAAAAAGTATATTCAGAAGATAGAAATCAACGACAACGAAGTAGAAATCAACTTCTCTAATAAGAAAAAGGTCGCTTTACTCTTTATTTGCGTCAATGAGCGCTACTGGCCGTATTTAAAACAAGTCGTCGAAGACTGCCAAAAACACTTCCTTCCGCATCATCTTGTAGACTATTTCCTCTGGACCGACATACCTAAAGAGGACACAGACACCTACAAAGCAAGACTCGATCAGCTACTTCCTAACGAGATTTATCAACGGATAATCGCAGACGGTAGCCGCCCAAACGACCAATGGTGGCCCCGCGAGGTAATACAAGAAACAGTTAACTTTGTGCGGGGTATCAAAGACGTCACCATTACTGAGACTGAGCCTATCGAGTGGCCTGCCCCGACACTCATGCGCTACCACCTGTTTCTCCAACAAGAAGAAAAACTCAAAGACTATGACTATGTGTTTTACCTTGATGCCGACATGCGTGTTGTAGATAAGATCAGTGACGAAATACTTGGTGAAGGACTCACCGCAGCAGAGCATCCAATGTACGCGCTCCGTCCGCAGTACATCCCACCATACGAGCCGAATAAAGACTCAACGGCATACATTAAGCGTCTTGGCACGGTGGTAGACGACGGTGGGAAGCCACGGTTTAAACCACACTACCTCGCTGGAGGTTTCCAGGGCGGTGTTGCAAAGAACTTTATAGCCGCCATGAAGCGAATGAAAGCAAACATAGACATCGACTTTAATAACAACTACACGGCGATATGGAACGACGAAAGCCATTGGAATAAGTACCTCTGGGACTATCGTGGCCCGCTCACGGTACTCTCCCCTTCATACGTGTACCCGGACTCTCTCATTAACGAGTACTATATACCCGTGTGGGGCAAGGACTACCCGAAAAAGATAATTACCCTCACGAAACCATTCTCGCTCTCGAAGCAAGCCGGGAGCGAACTCAATCAATTCCTTGGTGTAAAAGAAGAAAAGAAATTCCAATGCCCTCACTGCCTCGACATGTTCGATACACCAGGGATGCGAGTAAACCGGGTCGTGCAGTGTCCAGGGAAAGGACAGGCCCACCAGCTCGACATGACTAAAACCTCATGATGGTTTCGATCATCATCCCCGTTTGGAATCAAGCACAATACCTTGCAGAAGCTATAGAGTCGGCACTCGCGCAGACGCACCCCGACAAAGAAATAATAGTCATTGACGACGGGAGCCCCGATAAAGCTGCTGAGATAGCGGCGCAATACCCTGTCCGGCTCGTTAGGCAAAGAAACAAAGGGCTTGCTTCGGCCCGGAACACAGGAATCATGTGGGCCTATGGGGAGTACGTTTTGCCACTTGATTCTGACGACATACTTAAACCGGAATGCGTAGAGCGCATAGTTTCCGTTGCACGTGAAACGAACGCCGACATAATCGCTCCGTCTATCGAGTGTTTTGGAATTGCAGAGCAAGCAACTATTCTTATGCCGGCCCCGACTATAGAAGACTTTAAAGGCGGAAACAGAATAGCGTATTGTTCAGCAGTGAAACGTAGTGTACTTCTCGAGGTTGGTGGGTATTCACCTCGGTATGACGCATTAGGCGGCTGGGAAGATCTGGCATTGTGGTACGACCTCCTTACACGAGGCAGAAGGATAGTCACCATTCCCGAGCCGTTGGTACGCTACCGTGTGAAAGAGAAGTCTATGTGGCGTGACGCGGAAAAAAATAAAGAAGCACTCTGGGAACAAATTATTAAAGACTTCCCCCATGTTGCCCACCACAAAAGTTAGCCTCGCCGTTCCCTACCACGACACACCACATACCGCGTTTTACCTTGCACGGCTTTTTAAGTCACTCGACGAACAGACATTCAAAGACTACGAAATTGTACTTACAAAAGAAGGAGCGTTCGCCAGAAACCACAACGCGGCCCTAATTAAATGCCGTGGGGAGATTGTGCAATTTATGGGGATTGACGACTATTTCGCTCATCCCCAGGCATTACAAAATATCGTTGATGGGTTTACACAGGATACGGCGTGGCAGATTACCGCATGTCTTCACAATCAAGATGGTGTAGTAGGCTGGCCACACTATCCCTACTGGACTGACGATATCTACACCGGGAATAACCGATTAGGGGGCGTTTCGACCCTTTCTGTGCTCCGTGAAAAAGCTATAACCTTCGAAGAACCACTCTCATGGCTCGTCGATGTGGATATCTATTACAGACTCTTTTTAAAGTATGGTATACCTAAGTTAGGAACTACTCTTGACATAGTTGTAAACACCACCATGCACCGCACCTCGAACACTCTCTCAGACGACATTAAACGGGGAGAGGTCGAGTATCTAACAAAAAAATATGGGTAAACGGGTCCTTCTCACTGGTGTGTCAGGAAGTATTGGGTGTCATTTCTTCGCGCACTTCATGACCAACACAGACTGGCATGTAGTGGGTGTAGACTCGTTCCGGCATAAGGGATGGTATGACCGCCTCCAGGCAATGTTCGACCATCACCCTGAATGGCGCGAACGGTTTACACTCATTACGCACGACCTCACGGTTCCTTTCTCGCCAATTACAAAAAGAAAGATAGGTGATATTGACTACATCATTGCGATGGCGTCGCTTTCTGACGTTGAGGCGAGTATCCAAGATCCGGTTCCTTTTATTCAAAACAACATTAACTTAACACTCAATCTACTTGAATATGCTCGAGAAATTAACCCTGAAGTCTTTATCCAAATTTCTACCGACGAAGTTTATGGCGCGGTTGAAACAAAATATGATGATCTCTGCAAGGAATGGGCGCCAATTGTGCCTTCGAATCCTTACGCAGCTTCTAAAGCTTGTCAGGAGGCCATAGCTATCTCGTACTGGCGAACGTATGGTATTCCACTCGTCATCACCAATACGATGAATAACTGGTCTGAGATGCAGAGTGCCTCGAAATTTCCAGTGATTATTCAAAAAGCGTTGATGACAGGGAAAAAGGTCACTATACATGGCGAGTCGAACGGTCAAATAGGTTCGCGTTCGTACATTCATTCACGTAATTTTGCTGACGCCATATTGTTTATTCTCAAGAATACGACGCCATATAAACACCAGCCACTAAAAGCTGATAAGCCAGATCGTTATAATATAGCTGGCGATGTACAGCTAGATAATCTTGAGCTAGCACAACTTATAGCAGACTTAATGGGAAAGAAACTTGACTATGAAATAAAAGAGTCACACAGTCAACGCCCTGGCCACGACCCACATTACGGTCTCGATATGACCAAATTAAAGAAATTAGGCTGGACTGCCCCGGTAGATTTTAAGACTTCCTTAAAGAATGTTATCGAGTGGCAGACCGCTCACCCGGAGTGGATAGAGTAATATGCTTTCAACGCGAAAAAAAATAGGTGGGCTCGGTAACCTCATGTTCAAGCAGGCATTTCTTCTGGGGAAGTTCTTCGATGGTGAGATACCTGACGTGTATCTCCAGGGAGAGAAGTATTGGGCAAAGCACCGCGAGACCATTAAAAAAGAATTCTCTGACGGCATTGGCAGTACCGACGTGGTGGCACTCCATATACGGCGTGGTGACTATCTCCAAGCGCACAACTTCCATGCGAACCTCTGGGAGACTGACTTCTATCAGAAAGCTGTCGCTCTATTTCCTAACGAAAAGTTTCTCGTCTTTTGCAAGGACAACCAAAACCCCGAGCAGGATAAGGCAGATCGAGTGTGGTGTCGCGAACATTTGCCGAAACTCCTTGGTGATAGGTTTGAAATGGCCCCCTACGAAGATGAAGAGTGGGAGGATATGAACCTCATGGCGTCGTGTACGAAAGGAATCATCATGGCGAACAGCTCATTTTCGTGGTGGGCGGCCTATCTCAACCCACACGAGGGAGCGAAGGTGGTGACTCCTAAGCAGTGGTTCGTCGATGGCGTTCAGCGAACGGAATTACTCGACACATGGATACAACTTTAAAAAGAATCTTAGTCACCGGTAGCGCTGGTCTTGTCGGTTCAGCATGCTTTGATCACTTTACGAAAGCAGGATGGGAAGTGTTAGGCATAGACAACGGCATGCGGCAGTACTTCTTTAACCTCCCCGAGTACAAAGTCGAAAACAACATTGATATTCGTGACGAGGAAAAGATAAACGAGATTTTCCAGCAATTTAAACCGGATGCAATTATCCATGCGGCGGCTCAACCAAGCCACGACTGGGCGAAGCATGAACCACTGACTGACTTTGACGTAAACGCCCGAGCCACGCTCGTTCTGCTCGAAGCAACACGGAAGTACACGCCCGACGCGGTGTTTGTTCACGTGTCTACCGACAAAGTGTACGGCGAGAATATGAGTCGAAGTGACCTTAAAGAAAAGAAAACTCACTACTACCATGAGACCCCATTCGATGAAACGGTAGGGCTTGATTATGCGGGGCACCGGTCACTATTTGGGTGTTCAAAGGCTGCTGCGGATATATATGCACAGGAATACGCTGACTGGGGACTCAAGGTAGGGATATTCCGCCCTGGGTGTATCACCGGAAAGAATCATAAGGGAGCGGAGTATCACGGGTTCCTCGCGTACATGGCGCAATGTATTAAAGAAGGAAAAGTATATCGGATATTCGGCAACGGCAAGAACGTACGCGACCAGATTCACGCCTCTGACCTTGCCTCAGCATTCGCCGCGTTCATTGAGAAACCGAAACGCGGTGCGGTATACAACATTGGCGGCGGCCCTGGGCGGAGCCTGTCAGTCCTGGAGGCCGGTGAGATGCTTTCTGAAACCATAGGAAAACCATTTCTCCACGAGTTCCACCCAGCGCGAATTGGAGATAGACTCTGGGACGTTCACGATGTATCAAAGTTCCGGGCCGATTACCCAGAGTGGGAGTACCAATACTCGCTCGCAGATATTATTAAAGACCTTACATGAAATATAAAGTATCTTACGGTGGCGCACTCATAGGAAAACAAGAAAAACAGGCCATCATGCGTATCGTCAATAGCAACTGGTGGCCCCTTTCCAAGGAAGGTGCTTTAATGGAAAAAGAAGCGTCTAAATACCTTGGAGTTAAATATGGGATATTGGCAAATAGTGGCAGTTCTGCTGGTTTACTTGCTCTTACTGCTCTTGAACTACCGCGAGGGTCAGAAGTACTCATCCCCGCAGTTACGTTCCCTACTATTTTTAACATCATCCTTCAGTGTGGCCTTGTTCCTGTGGTGGTTGATTCTAAGATAGGCACCTACAATCTCGACCCGAAAGAACTAGAACAAGCAATTACTAAAAAAACGAAGGCTATTATTGCAGTCCATGCCGTGGGAAACCCCTGCGACATGGTGGCAATTATGAAGATAGCTAAGAAACATAAACTCTATGTTATTGAAGATAACTGTGATGGATGGGGCGGTAATATCGGTAGGAAAAAGGTCGGTTCATTCGGCCACATCTCATTCACCTCATTTCATGCTGCACACATTGTTGCCATGGGTCAAGGTGGTGGAGTATTTACGAACGATAGAGAACTCGCCCGTCGTGTGCGAATGTACCGAGACTGGGGACGACAAAGCGACATCCCCCGTCGCACGAACGGTAAAAAGTGGCCGACGCTCCCTGAAGACTACGACGCGCGGTTCATCTACGAAAAAATCGGTTACAATCTCTCCCCGCTCGAACTCCAAGCAGCGATGGGGCGTGTCCAGCTCAAAAAGACTGAAAAAATAAAGCGACTACGCAAACGCAACTTTCACTATCTCTACAAACACCTCTCTAAATTTGACGACCTCATCATGCCAGAATGGATTGAAGGTGCTGACCCGTCGTGGTTTTCATTTCCACTCTCTACTGTTGGTGAGCGCGGGCCACTCGTCGCACATCTTGAAAAGAACGGTATCGAGACTCGCTCCATGTTTGCCGGTAACATACTGGAGCATCCGGCCTATAAGGGCATGAAGGTAAAGAGCTTTGTCGAAGAAGCGGACTGGATACTCAGACACTCGTTTTGGGTGTCGTGTCACCCGCGCTATTCGACCAAGGACCTGGATTACATGCTGAACGTGTTTGACGACTACTACAATGCTTAAACTCCCCGAAGTTACGCTCGTGTGCATCACTAACAAAGACTTTGAGAGTCATAAAAAAGCGTTAGATAAATCGTCAGAGGGTATCGAGTGGGGCGCACGCAAGATAATTTGGGACGAGGGAATAACAGGAATTTCAAACTGGAACGAGAAGGTGATACAAGACTTATATAAATATGTTGATACTACCCACATGCTCTTATACCATCAAGATGGGTACGTGATTAACCCTGAACTTTGGGACGACTCATGGTTAGAACTGGATTACATTGGCAGTCCTTGGCCGCTGCCTACAGACAGTTATTCGTATAGGACTCCTTCTGGAAAATTAATTCGTGTAGGGAACAGCGTCTCACTAAGAAGTAAGAAACTTATGGAACTTGTATCAACAAGACCAATCGAACTCCACTACGGTAATAATAATGAAGATGGACAGATATGTGTGTGGGAAAGAGATTGGCTAGAATCGCAGGGATGTAAGTTTGCAACTTTTGAACAAGCACTGAAGTTCGGTAAAGAAGCTCCGTTGCCAGAAAATATAGGTTTGAAAACCTTTGTATTCCATGAGTTTAATTGATACAATAGGTTCAATGGAAATTAGTTTAACGCAGGGTAAGGTAACTTTGATTGACGATGAAGATGTAGGACGTGTTTCTAAGCATAAATGGTGCTATGACAGTAGTAACGGTTATCCGGTCAGTAGAATTGGTGGAAATCGAGTACGTCTACATAGATTTATACTCAACAATCCTACTTCAAAGTATGTTGACCATATGAATAGAGACAAACTTGATAACAGAAAAGAAAATTTAAGACTGTGTAATGCTTCTCAAAATGTGAGAAATAGAGGGGTAAATAAAAATAATACCTCTGGTTATAAAGGTGTCATTAAATTTAAAAGTAAGTGGAGGGCGCAATTCTCACTCAACTATAAATTCTATGATTTAGGTCTGTATAATACAGCACAAGAAGCTGCGGTTGCCTACAATAAAAAAGTAGAAGAAGTTCACGGTAGTTTTGCCTACTTCAACAAACTATGATAGCGGGCATTTTCCACGAGGGTTCAGGAATTGGCGATCAGCTCTTTCGGTATATCACTGTACGAACTCTCGCGGAAGAAAAGGGCTTTGAGTGGGCTATGGTAAACAAGGAAAACTTTAAAGGTGAATCTTTTTTGAAGACAGACCTTTCATCAAAGATTTTTCTATGGGAAGACAACGTGAGGGTGATGGAAAAACCAACGTTATTTAATGAAAAAGACGTTAGAGACGCACAAGGTAATGACATCCGCTCCTACGACCCTGAGATTAACTTTGTCGGAGACAACACTGTCGTCGACGGTTCATTTGAAGATGATAAGTACTGGGGACACAACTTAGAGAATATAAACAAGTGGCTTGCGGTTGAGCCATTGGACATACCCGATGACATGTGTGTCGTAGGGTTTAGGGGTGAGGAATATACGACGCAATCAGACCTGTATTTACCGTATACATACTGGTTAAAAGCATATCGATCTATCAAAGGTAAAGGGGCGCGGCAATTTGAAGTTCATACAGACGATCCAGAAAGTGCTCGTGTAATGTTGTTCCCTAGGTTTATGAGTGAATTCAAAATTATAGAAAATGAACCTATCTCACACTCAAAGCACACCAACATGGGATTTAACTGGAGATCGGCCCGATATGCAAAGTACGCTATTATACCCAATAGCGCATTCTTTATTCTGCCTCGCCTTCTCAAACACTTCGAAGACCCGACAGCGGTCACTATCGCGCCTCGGTACTGGGCTCGATACAACACCGGTGTATGGGCTCGACCAGCGTGTTATTACAAACAATTTACCTATATATGAAACACTTGCATTACCAGTTTGTGGCTTATGTAGAAAAAGAAGGCAGAGAATTTATTGGAGGAACTCTAATAGATGTACTTGATTGTGCTAATGAAGAGGAGGCACTTGAAAAGGTTAAAACAGTTCTTCAGCGCCCTCTGTACCATTTGATGAAAGTTTGGGAGTGTTCGACCTGCTCTACTCAACAAGAACAATTAGCGAATAGTCGTTACCTTACTACACTTTTAGGTAAGCATTTGAAAAACGATGAAAGCAACTCTGATTAATTACAATCACGACCCACAAGACTGGTGGCTTGAGTATGGTTTTAAACCAGAAGACGTAACACTCTATGACCGCTCTGACGACGGTGAGTTTCGTATCTTTGCGGCGCGAACGTACCGAACCAAAAACTGGGGTGATGTAGATTTTGACAAACTCTCGTACCTTATTGAGAATTACGACAATCTCCCTGAAGTGTTTTTGTGGGCCAAGTCAAACATATTTAAGTCGGTAGAATCTGAGTACCTAAAGGAGAAACTTGTTGAAGGGCAGTTCGCACCACTCCTCAAATTCGACCACAAAACATACTCAGACCAATTCGGTGTAGTGAATCGATACGCAGGGCCTATATACGAAGAACGGGCAGATTCGTGGTTCTTTAACAATCCGGCACTGTCTCGCAAATTCTTAAGTTGGCAACAGTGGGCAACGTACCTAGGACTTCCATTAACCGAGTTTATTCCATTTGCTCCGGGCGGTAATTATATCCTCACTCGAGAGCGTGTTCACCGCTACAGCCGTGATTTCTATGAGAAAATGAGAGATACCCTCCCCTACGCCATGCACCCAGCGGAGGCACATGCCTGTGAGAGGAGCTACTATTTACTATGGCGGTAACCTCAATCTTTACGTTCAACGGAGAGAATAAGATGCTCCAACTCCACTTGGCCATACTCTATCCCTACGTTGATAAGTTCATTATAGTCGAGGCTAACAAAACATTTACCGGGAATGACAAGCCAATGTATTTCTCAAGGGATGGGCGGTTCTTTAAAGACTGGTTCAAGAAAATAGAGTACTACCCTATGACTGATTGGGATGACCCGGTGATATGGGAAATGGCTATTAAAAGCCCCAACACTGTTGGTGCACCACACTGGAAGCGTGAGTTCTATATCAAGGAAAGCATCATGAAAGCTATCGAACAGCAGAAACCAGACGACGAGGACTTGTTCTTTATCGGTGATGTTGACGAAATTATTGACCCAACCGTTGAATTCATCAGTGATACCCCTGTCAAAGCTAAACTGCGCGTCTATTCGTACTACCTCAACAACCGCTCAACAGAGCCATTTCACGGTACCCTCATCGCACAGTACAAAGATATCAAAGGAAAGTGCCTTAACCACTTGCGGAGTGATAAGAAACTTTACTCAAAAGGACCATACCTAGGGTGGCATTTCACTAACATGGGAGGGCAAGATGAAATCCGTCGCAAACTCAATGACAGCTATACGGAAGAAAGCTATAATACATTTGAGGTACAGCAACAACTCCCCGAACGTATGAAGGACAATGTAGACTACCTGGGCCGTGACTTCACCTTCTCACTTGATGAGAGTGAGTGGCCGCAGTATCTCAAAGATAACCGCGAACAATTTGAACGCCTATGCAAGTGAAGGTTAGAGGAAGAATATATGGCCCCGTTTCCCCGTCACATCCATGGAAGCGTCCTCACAACTTAGCGCTATCAAAAAAGACTATTGACAATTCAATAAAGAGTGGGTACAAAGAGATATATGGAAAATGACACAGGGGAACAGTCAGAAAACAGGCCAGGGAAGACTGACCATCTAAAACCATGGCAGTATAAGAAAGGACAATCAGGGAATCCGAGTGGACGACCTGAGGGTATCTCTTTGAAAGAATATGTACGCAAGAACTTCCGCCATATGTCTGACGAAGAACGAGAAGAGTTCCTAGAAGGCATAGACAAACGCACAATATGGGAGATGGCAGAGGACAAAGCTAAACAAGGGGTGGAGGGTGAAATAGATGTCAAACAACACATTATTGCCGCAGACGAGTAACGAGGAGATTATAAAGTTCTCAGAACTCAGTGGATTCTTTCCTAAACAAATAGAGGCACTGAACGCGTCAAAGCGTTTTAAATTTACGTTATTCGGAGGGAGTGTAGGGAGTGGTAAGTCACGGTGGCTGCGCTGGATGATGGTGTACTGGCTCATTAAGTACTACGCCAAGTACAACATTAAAGGAATCCGTGCAGGACTTTTTTGTGAGGACTATCCCTCACTGAACGACAGACACTTAACCAAGATACGGTTCGAGTTCCCTGACTGGCTTGGAACGTACAATGAAAGCAAGAAAGAGTTCACACTCAAGCCAGAGTACGGCAGTGGCATTATTGCCTTTCGTAACTTAGACGAACCAGAGAAATACCTTTCTGTTGAGTTCGCCATCATGGGCGTGGATGAGATAAATAGGAACCCTAAGACCACATTTGACATGCTCCGCTCTCGTCTCCGCTGGCCCGGCATACGAGACACTAAATTCCTTGCAGGCTGCAATCCACTTGGTGAAGCATGGGTCAAGAACATATGGGTAAAACGGCTCTTTCCACCAGAAGAAAAAGAACAATACGAGTTTGTATTCGTACCCGCATTGCCGACAGACAACCCACACCTTCCGCAAGAATATTACAAGTCGCTTGAGTCACTTCCTGAAGTACAGCGCAAAGCATATCTCGAAGGGAACTGGGACGCGTTTGATGAAGGTATGGACGAGAAAGGATACTTACGCCTCGTCACTGACCGTGAGTTACAAGCAGCCACGGTGAGTACCGGAATTCACTCAGGCTATAAAATACTCGGTATTGACCCGGCGGCTGGAGGAGACAAATCAGCTATAGTATTAAAGTCAGCCAACTACCAACAAATACTCTTTAATCAAAAGCTTCAGGATACGATGCAGCTCGTAAATGAAGCGTCCGAACTGTATCGCGACCACCAGTGTGATTTTATTTGCATCGACAAAACCGGCATTGGACAGGGTGTGTATGACAGACTCAAAGAAATGGGGCTGCCTGTTCGCGGTGTGTCATTCGGTGAAAAGAGTGAGGACGACATGTTTGCTAATCTTAAAGCAGAGTGGCATTGGCGAGAGCGTCAGTGGCTCCTCTCCGGAGGGCGGCTTATACAAGACCACGGATGGAATGAGTTTGAAATTGTAAAATACAAGAATAAGGACGGGAGAATTATCATTCAACCGAAAGAGGAGCTATTTCGAGAAGGCATGTTATCCCCCAACTGTGTAGATGCAGCAGTACTCACCCAGTGTATTTCGGATACGACTATAAAGAATGCGAGAATCTATAAAGCGGGCGGTAATGTATTCCGCGACGACACCATAAAGATATGGAGAGGCGAATAAGTAAAAAAGCAATTGAAAGGTTCGAGTCGAAAATAACAAAAACTGATTCGTGTTGGTTGTACGGTGGATATAAGACTGGCTCAATGGGATACGGATATATGAGAGTAGGTAACAAGTACCAATACGCACATCGTGTTTCATATCAAATCTATAAAGGACGTATCCCGAAAGGGGAGTTTGTATGTCATTCATGTGATGTCCCTTTGTGTGTCAACCCAGAACATCTATGGACTGGAAGCGCAAAGGACAATAAACGTGACTCTGTTTCTAAAGGTCGTTCACCAGGCATGAAGGGGAACAATAATCCGAATAGACGGATAACTTCACTTGACGTTTTTTACATTAGAGAACTTTATGCCTCCGGTGACTACTCCCACAAAGAGCTTGCAGAACACTACGATATATCTCATACCACGATACGTTCTATCGTCAACAGAATTCTTTGGAAGTGAATAACTCACTGTTGACATACATAATTCATGCAATCACCATAAGAGTATGGCTCGTTCTAAAAAAACTTTAGAAGTACAGAAATTCGGTGGCGTAGACGACCACGGGTCATTGCGTGAGGAAGGAATACAACAGTTTGAATCCGGCATGACCGGTGAAAAGTCTCTTCATGCTAACGTCAACTACGACGTCAAGAGCATTGAGACTGAGTCTCAGACCAAGCTTGAACACGACGAGGGGTATGGAAACGCGGTCATCATTCGTGCCTTCGAGTTTGGTGTTAACCCTGAAGCATTCAAACAACATAAGCCTACCAAGCAAGAGCTATTCAACTCACACTACCGTGGTATCGAAGTTGCTCTATGGAAAGATGGTATGAAAGTGATGCCTGACGTAAACCCCCGTATCACCCTCGCCCCTGAAGGGAACAAGTACACAATCTTTGTCGGCGCAGTGCCGGCTAAGGGTCACCTCTTACGAGAAGAACCAAAAACACTCAGTCAAATAGTCCATGGCAGATAAAACCTACGCAACATACAGCGACTTCCCTACCGACACACGGGACATTTGGAGTAAGTACAGCGAGTCGATGGAGTTTTTGCAGTCCAGAAAGCGTCGACAAGCAAACCAAATAGTCCTTTTAAACAACCTCCAGCGAGGGGACGAGAACATATCGTCTACCCTTCTTTTGACCCTGTTCAACCGCATCATGTCGAACCTGTACGACGACAAAATGCAGGTTAAGTTCGTACCAGGGGAGGAGATGGACAATAAGAAAGTAGCAAGCCTCAACATCCTTGCTCAGAACGACTACCGTGAGATGGACATGGCTCGACTCGACTACGACTGGACGTGGGACACGCTTTTTTTCGGGCGTGGGTACATGGAGACACTACGGTTCGACAAGGCACGGAAGATTATGCAGCCACATGTCATCAACCCGCTTGCGTTTGGGTATGACCCCTATTTTGCTAACCCACAAGAATGGCGGTACTACTGGAAATGGATTACTAAGTCATCGCACGAAATAAACCAGCTTATCAAAGCAGGGATTATAACCACGGTAAAAGATGCGTCTGAGGTCCCCTCAGGCATGGAAAAGTACCTATGGAACTACAAGATTATTCGTGAGCGAGCAAAGTACGTCACGCCACAGGCCGACGACTCGTACCAAGGCGACATCCATCAAATTCTTGAGTACTTTGGCTACGACCAAGACGGCGACAAGTGTGTGTACTGGCTCGATAAAGACTTTTCTAAGATACTCTATCATTCGAAACTTAACCTCAATGACGGGGAGAACATCCTTGGCCCTGGTGGAGAGACGGTTAAGACTAACTCAAAGTGGCCTATTGTAGTCAAAGAGGCATTTCGTGAACCACATGCGTCAGTGGTATTTTCAGTCGCCGATCTCTTGGAAGACAAGCACCGCGCACGCTCAGTACTTCTCAACCTTGCATTCTTGGCAGCAAAAGATAAGGCAAACCCGCTCTACCAGTACAACCCTGACAAAGTGAAGGACGTCACGCAACTATTCTCACGTCAAATCTACCAACACATCCCTGTAGAGAGTGTGACCGACTCCATTGCGCCTCTCAATACCGACCCGGCCCTCGATCCATCGCTCCAAGCGTTCATGAACATGCTGAATCAAGAGGCATCAGACCCTGTGGGAACAGGCATGGCACCTGAGCAACAGCAGCAAGGCAAACAAACAGCTACGGAAGCGGCTATCCAGCAACAGCTCAATGACCTTGCGCAGTCACTCCAATCAAAGGTTATGCAATTCGGAGCAGCAGAGTTTTGGTCACATTGGTACCAGCGGTACGTCAACAATACCAAGGCAGGTGATGAGAAGATTGCAACCATTGTAGGCGTAAAAGGTGTGTCATTTGAGAAGATTGACCTCGGGGACATTAAGACAAAGTTTCCACCAGGGGTTCTTGTTTTCTCAGCAAAAGAGGCTGAGTACAAGGAACTCGTCGAACGTCGTGACCTCATGCAGCTTATGCCCGACCTTCAAGCGACCCTCACACCTGACGGGATGCGTAACTTTCACAAGTACGTGTTCTTCCCTAAGTTTCAGTCACTTGACCCACAAACCATCGACATTCTCCTCCCTGATACCCTTGACGAAGTTAAAGCAGGCCAAGAGAATGAACGTATAGGGGAGAATGAGATGCCCCAGGTGCTACCAACGGATAACCACGAACAGCACCTCGCCGTTCATTACCAGTCGAAGAACAGTTGGGCCAAGTGGGTACACATTCGGTGGCATGAGGAACTTCTCTCCCAGCAGAAAATGCAAATGATGCAGCAAGCGCAGATGCAGATGCAGGGACAGATGCAAGAAGGCCAAGTACCACCAGAACCTACCCAGCCAGAGCCCGGTGTCGCTAATCAAAATCCTCTACAAGCTGCTGCCTCGTTGAGGAAAGAAACACAAACCAGTATTCAGCAGCAACAGTTACAAAATATATAACATATGAGAAATTACGCAGCAGGAATGCCCGTCGGAGATAACCAAATGCCTATCTCGCAGAATACGCCAGCGCCATACAAGGCGATTGCTACCCTTACCAAGGACTCAGGAAACAATGTATCGTCTATCCTCGTACTGACCGATAACACGACTGCAATCGAAGTTAGCGCCGCAGGTGCTCCTGCCTATATCAGATGGCTTTCGCAGTCTCTGGTTGACTCAAGCGTCGCAGGAACGTCAGTGCTTGCGACGGGGGCAGCAAACTACGACCACATCGTTCCTGCCGCATCAGTGCGGAGGTTTGTTGTACCTGTCTCTACTGACACAAACAAAACGGTAGGTGCCACTGCTACGTCAGTTGTAGGACAGAATGTAGAGTACGGACTGTTCAAGAATGTCGGGCTGATAGGTACCGGCGCCATTACGTCCATTATCAGTGTTACACAGTACGGTAAGTCTAATAGTTACTAACATGAAAAAGAAAGAAGTTATCGAAGAAATAGAAACGGAAGTAGTAGAAGAACAACCTATTACTCCCATAGACGTTGATTTTTCGAGTGAGCAACTAAACAATCTCGCTCGTAAACTCAACGAAGTCATTGCATGCCTAAACAAATGAAACAGAAACGCATGCACCGCAGTACAGTGAAATCTGTCGCCAGAAGGACTTTCGGCGGCAGGTCGAGCTGAAAGGTCGAGATTACTAACTAATAAAAGAAACGTATGTCAATCAGATTACCTCTCAAAACAATAGGAACATTCACCGCAGCAGCAAACGAAACAGGTGCTGGGTCAGTATCAGGAGGCATTCCGTACACATTCACCATCCCGCAGGATTCAGACAACATTGTTGTCAAACTCACTGCATCAGTGGTGGGTGCGTACTCGGCGGTGCTTCAGACCACTGACGATGGTGGTACCACGTGGTACGACGTGTCGCGCACGTCTGTTGTTTCAAACGCAAACAATACACTCGCAACGTGGTGCCTTGGTCAAGTAAACGGCGGTGGTGTTGCGACAGCGCAGAACAACTTTCCTACCGCTTCACTCTTGAGCGTTGGTATCCGCAGTACGGCAGCGTCAACACTTGCTGCTAACCAGATATCGGGTCTTCCGATACTCAGCCAGCAAGCACGTGTGTTCATCAGAATCACTGGTGATATCACTGACGCTGCTGCAAACACCTACACCGCAACAGTTATGGTGAACAGCCAGTCGGCGACAGCCTAGGGCAACCGCGTAATGAATAACTCACTTGCCACCTTTGCCGTAGATATCTCCGAGTCTCCTGTTGATGTAACACCTCAGTTACAGGAACGGGAGGCAAAACTCGGAAGAATCATTGAGGCATTGCAGGCAGTGAGAGAATCAAAAGCGTGGAGTACCTTGAAAACAGAAATCTTCGATGACCTCACGACGCGATATTCGAAAGAACTCGCGGCTGAGGCTAAGAAGGACAACCCTGAGTCGAACAAGCTCAATAGGATTGCCGGTCAGCTCGCATGGGCTGAACGCTACGCAGACCTTGCAAAGCTCGAGACGACATACAGGACAGAATTAACAGGCATTAGAAAAAAACTACAAGAACCACATGACTAACCAGTCCGCGACGGAGCGCGACACGGCTCCTGATACCTTACCCAGACAAATGCAAGTTGAGCGACAGGGCGACACACCGTCCCCTGTTTCCCGACGGTTTCCTCAGGTGCGCGGCGGCATCTGTGAGTACTGCGGGGTGCTTGACCAGAATCAGCCTTCACAAATGCAGTACAAGCTCTGTCCCCATTATCGTGGACTGCAGCTCCAGTGCTCGTATTGTGAAGCTGGAAAAGACGCCGATGACGTGATTTATCACGCCAACATGAACGTAGCAGAGCATCCGGACAAACCGGGAAGGCTCGTAGTCTGGTGCGATTCATTCGACTGCTCCAAGAAACACTTGGAAAAGTGGAATTACGCATCTCGATAGATATTACTCGTGAGCAGCGGTTCGCCACCCTGCAACCATTGTTACCAAATAAATTAAATATATATGGCAGACGAACTTACTACCCAATCCACGCAAGAGCTCGAGGCTCAAAATAAAGAGTCAGAAGCCCAGCGACGGATTAACCAGCTCTCTGAAAAAGTACGATTGACCAGTGAAGAGCGTGACGAGATAAAACGGCTCGCCGACGAGAAAGACGCTAAGTTAGCAGAAACCTCTCGTGAACGTGACTTCTTCGCAGGCTTCTCTGACATGGTAGCGACCAACCCTGCTGCTAAAGATCATAAAGATGATATTTTGGCGAAGGTGAAAGGTGGCTACACTGTCGAGGATGCTACCTATGCAGTGCTCGGCAAAGCAGGAAAACTTGGCTCACACGCACAAGCTCCTCAAAGCCCAGCCGGTGGGTCATCAGACACCACTATTTCACAGGGTGGCTCGAAGTCAGCAGGAGAAATGACGCAGGCAGAACGCCGTGCGATGCTCGAAAAAGAGCTCTTCATCTCATAGTACATACCCAGAGAGTCTTACTTAAATGGCAGTTACAGCACGCGGTTCAAGTTGGGGTGGGGCAAGTGCCAACACCTCCGAACTCCTCGTTGCCTACATCACTGAGCGCATTCGCACACTTGAGCCTGAGCTCCAGTATGCACGCCTCGGTACTAGACGCGATGCCCCGAAAGGGTTTGACCGCATCATGTTCCCTCAAGTCAACCAAGTCCCTGTCAAAATCAACGTGAACATCAACTCGTCAGTGACGAGCTTCGGTTCATATGTTGGTGGCGGCATTGGAGGCTCGGTGGCTGCCGGTGGTAATGCGTCTGTCGAAGGACAGGCTAACATTGCTCCTGGCGCACCGGTTTCTTCAACAGCCGGTGTTGCCGCAATCGTCGAAGGTACCAACCCTACATCAGTGACGTGGGGTGCTACGTCGTACGGTTCCGGTCCGTTCCAATTTGGAATTCTTATTCAGGTGACCGACCTTCTTGTTCGTGACTCAGCAATAGAAGTTGTTGATTCATGTTCAGAAGAAGTCATGAAGTCCATGGCTCGCCTTGTTGACACCGTCATTCAGACTGTCGTCAACTCAGGTGTCAATGGCGTTATTTACGCAGGTGGTAAAACAGCACGCACTGGCCTCGCCGCTGGTGACATCTTGACTCAAACCGAGATGATAAAGGGTGTTCGTAACCTCCGCGCTGCAAATGCAGCTGGCGTAAAGCCATTCGATGGCAAGTACTATGTGGGCGTCATCCATCCGAACGTGATGGCAGACCTCATGTCGAACTCGCAGACAGGCGCATGGCAGGATATGGCTCGTTACTCCTCAGTGGACGATGTCCGCGAAGGGAAGATGGGCGATTTCCGTGGTATTCGCTACTTGGAGTCGGCTTACCAGAACTACTACAACTCAACCACAACCGTCTATCCGACAACGTTGGTTGGAGACCAGTCGTTCGGATGGGGCTACTTCCAACAGCCAACACCTATCCTGGTTACTACTCCAGACAGCAACAACCCGTTGAACCTCTTCACCTCAATTGGTGGAAAAGTTACCTTGGGTGTTACTCGTTTCGAGGACAAGCCGTGGGTGTACCGCATCGTTCGCGCAGAATCAGCAGCAACGACATAGTGTTTGCTTCCTTAGCCCCTTCTGGGGGTTAGGATAAGAAAATATATATGGAATATAAGGAACAAGTCGAACAAATAGCTGAGGCTTTTAGAAAAGTATTGAGTGAGGGGTTAGAAGGGCAGTCAGAAAATCAGCGAGTCATACTTATCAAACGCATCCCCATTATTTGTAACGACATTCTCGAAATAAAATCTGATATGAAATGGGTCAAGTGGTTGGTGATGGGTATCGGGGGCGCGATTGGGATTTTAGCACTAACGTACCTCATGAAATAATATGGCAACCTCAGTACTTTCAGCAATCACCTATGCACAGCAACTAGCACAAACCGATTATAATGGTATTGGAAGCGTGCTGGGGCTTGCGCTCTACAATGACGCACTGCAGACGATGACGCGTGACCTCTTGAACAAGAACATTGACGCAGCACAAACACAGGAAGCATACCGCACACTCACCACCGATAGCCCGAATACGTATTTGTGGCCGACTGACATGTACTCTCTCAAGACTATCGAAGTGAACTGGGGAGACCAGACCGCACAAAACTACATTCAGGCACGACCTATCGACGTGGCGAACATACAAGACCGTTCATTCTCGTGGCTCCGTGCCAATCAACCAGAAAGTGACCCACTGTTCGATAACCGTGGTGACCAGTTTGAGATATTTCCCACACCAACCATCGCAAATGCACAGGGTATTCGTATCTTCTACTTCTTAACCCCTACAGAAGTGACGACGGTGGAACAGGGTATCCAGTATCCCCAGACACTCGATTATCGAGCGCTCTCAGCACTGATGGCGTCACGGTACTACAAGACACAAAATGACACCGAGATGGCCACGGTATACGCGCAGGAGTACACCGAGCGTATCAATAAAATTATTACCATCCTCGCTCCGGGGACACAGCAACCTATTCAGCCATCCCCTCTAAGAATGTCGGGTTGGAACTACTAACATATGAGTTCATGGACAACCATACCGAAACCATCAGAATCATCCGTAACATCATCAGGGGGAGGAGTACCTCTAGGGCTATTAGCCGCCATTACCGAGACTACGCAAGGCTCGTCGGTAGCTACCGGGTGGAGCGACATCGCAAAACCAACAACAGTCACATGGACCACAGTCGACAAACCCATCTCGTCAGTATGGACAAAGATAGTTAAACCCGCGTAACATTACTTTATGGCAATCCCTATCACTCTCGGAACAGGTGCAGCGTCAGTCGCAGCAGAAGCAATAGGAGGCTTGCAGTACCAACAAATTGAAATGGTGGGTGCTGGTGGCTCGTCCACCCTCTCTATCGCACCGGACGGCGCGGCAAAGGTGTCAGTCGTTGGCACTATCACCGTCACACCATCAGGCGCAGGATCAGTCATCGCAGTACTTCAGTCGTCGTCTATATTTGCAGTCCCTACCGGAAACCAGTCAGTGTCGGGTACGGTGGGCGCGTCAGTCATTGGCAACGTCAACACGACCATCACGTCGATTGCTACCGCGAACGGTGGACTTCCTATCTTTGCTCCACTCTCAGCACGTATTCAGGGGACCGCAGACCTTCGTGTAGTACTCGGAGCTTCAGTTGCTGCTATCGCCGCACAAGGGGCTGGTGTTAGGGCATACATAGACCACGTTCAGGTGGCTAACTTTGGCTCAGCGTCTGTCCTCGTGACCATCGCCGACAACACCACCTCTATTCTTGGGTACACTATTGCGCCTGCTGGCGGTGGGTCGAACTTCGACTGCTTCTATCGCCCTGCCGCAAACTCTCCCATTACCGCGTCGATAAATGGGACGGCATCGGTTCTGGTGTCTTTACAAGGATTCACCGGTCCATAATATGGCACTTACCGATAACATTGTTGCTTATTGGAAGTTTGACGAGTCAAGCGGTGACGCATCTGATGCAACGGGGAATGGTAACACCCTTACCAATACTAATACTGTCGGATACGCTGCTGCTGTCATAAACAATGGCGCAGATTTTGGAGCGGCAAATTCAAATAAAAAACTCAGCAGAGCGGGAAATTGCGGTATTGGGACTGGAGACTACACCATGACATGTTGGGTGAATATGAGCGCACAGCCAGGCGCAGATACCAACTTTCAGATTTTCAACGTTGCCAATGCGACAAACGATGTAGTGTGTCGTTTTACCTACCAACAAAACGGTGGCTTATTCAACATGCTCTTTCAAAGAGAAAAGCCCGGGGTTGGAGACGAAAAATATACCCACAATGCTACTTTTACAACAGGTGTCTGGTACTTTCTCGCGATGACCTTTACGAGTTCAACAATTACTCCGTATATCAACGCAAGTTCGCCAGGAACAGCATCTGCATCAGGAACGGGTCTTGCGGTGGTAGACCAAACAACCTTCGGTGTTTTGGACTTTCTAGACGTACAGTATGCGTCGTGTCTTGTTGACGAAGCCGGTATATGGACCAGGGCACTTTCTGGTACAGAAATAACTGAACTTTACAACAGCGGTGCAGGTCTTCAGTATCCGTTCACTGCTGTAGGTGCGACACGCGACGCTCGTTCGTTTTCTATTTTAGGTGTCGGATAATATGGCAAATAAACCACAAACCATTGCCATAACGAACTTCGCTGGACGTCTCACCCGTATTTTGAATGGGGACTTGAACAGTGGATTTGCAAAGTTTACTAACTCGTTTGGCTACGATCCTTTCTCAAAACCAATGAATCTCACATGGCTTGAAACGGCAAGTGATATCACCGGCCCTATCACGGGGCTTCCACTCACGGGGAAAGTCATCCCCTATAACTCATCGGGGCCTAACGTTCACATTCTTGACCAAGGGGGGAGATGGTACCAGATTAGTTCGTCGTCCCTTTCGAATCCAAATCTGAATAGTGTCATTGCCATACAGTCAGTAGGGGGGAGTAACTACCTCTTTGGAGCGTCTATGGAGTTCTTTGGTTCGGTAGTAGGTCAAGATGCTGTAGGGAACAGCCTGGGGTTTCTCTATGCGTCAAACGACACAACCGTGAGGCGGGTAAACCCTAATGGTTCTGCAGAAGCGGTGGTTGGGACGGCTGGTCGGTACGTGGCTAACACGTTCAAACCACTCAAGGTATTTGCGGGGAAACTCATCTTTGGTAACGGCAATACTATCGGGGCAATTGATAGCACTGGGACAGTAACGTCGAGTGTCATGAGTACCGGCCTCACCCAAACGCCTATCTACAGCGAATTAAACCCCGCCCTCGGTACTCAAGCACGGGTCATGGACCTTGAGGTATCGCCGTCGAATGACTACATCATAATGGCAGCCGCGAACATCTTGCAGCAGGAGCGACTCGACCTGTACACGACTGACTTCCAATCGAGCGGTGGGGGGGCTGACGGTAAACTCTTTCAATGGAACGGGTCGGACGGCACAGTCACGGCAGCAACGTCCCTCCCTTCGTATGCCATCACGGCTCTTGAAACATACTTTGCAAATACCGCTTTCTTCTCGAGTGACACATTTGGAACAACGTTCAATGATGGAACCGCCAAGCGTGTCTCGCTCCCCAACAACAAAACCCCGTTTGCAAATGCTGTTTCGGTCAACGGTAACTTTATGACGTGGGCGTGTGCTGAGTGGGACTCAACCAAACGGTACATGTCGCTCTACTACTTCGGTTCACTAGACGAGGAAAACCCAACAGGACTTTACCGTGTCCTCCGGTGGGAAACGACCCAAGCAAACGGGTTTGTGTCGCAAGTTCCCCTCAACCTCGTAGTCTCAAACAAGTACGTCGGTATTAATAACGCAGGTACCGCCCTCTCGACACGTGGATATGGGAAACACTACATCGGCCTCAGCTCTACAAACTCAAGTACGGTAGAAGAGTACCTCCTCTCCTTCCTTGTCACCCCCACCGGCTCAGGAACCCCACAATCAGGGGTCTACGAGACACAGACGCAGATGTTTTCAAAACGCACTGACGTGAAGCAAATTCGCGTGTACACAGAGCCAACGGTTACCGGCAATGGGTTCCGACTCGACCTCATCGGGAGTGACGGGGCAGTCATGGACAACGGCACATTCACTTACTCATTCGTAGCAGGCTCAAATATCAACAGTCTCCAGGGAGCACTTGAACGTATCAACTTCAACCCCACTGTCGAAGCCTCATACGCCGTTGGTGTTCGAGTCACTAATACAGGGAGCACTAATATGACGATAAAGAAAATAGAACTCGATGTGTCAGAAGAAGGACGATAATATGGAACCAGACGATAAAAGAATTGTACAGGGAATGATAGACGAGGCGGTGCGAAAAGCAACTGCTTTTCAAACTCGTAAAATAGGTGACACGCCAACTGACGATATACAGCTTGTACCACGCAAGTACGTGACTATGAATGGCTCTGTCGCTGGAAGACCCATAGCATCAATAGCAACAGTAGGACAGCGTTACTTTGCGAGCGATACTAATATCCCTATGTATTTTACCGCACAACAGACGTGGGTGAATGGTGTGGGGAGCGTCGTCGCACTTTCATAATATATAATTACTCTATGGCAATCACTCCACAACCAGGGTACATAGTAGATCCAAATAATCCAAACGGTGTTATTCGTGACCCGAACGCCACTGTCAGCTTTGGCAACATGAGCCTAGGGGCGACGAACACACAGCCGGTTGCACAGTCCCCAGTATCACCATCTCCCCTCCCCCCAACACCAGCAGCCCCCACAGCACCGACTCCCTCCCCCTATCAGCCGTCGCCTGTACAGCCACAGGGCACAGGACTCACTATGCCGGCCAATGGGTCGGTGGTAGACCTCCTCAATATGGCAGGGCAAGACTCGTCGTTTGCTGCTCGACAACAACTCGCCCAACAATATGGTATTCAAGGATACACCGGCACGGCGTCACAAAACCAAGAACTCTCCAAGAAGTATCTCGACGCGTATAACGCTAACAAGGGTAGTGCGACACCTCAAACTGGTGCTCAAGCGTCGTCTGCCCTCGATAGCTACTTCCAGCAGCAGCAACCAGTCGATACACCACAAGACCCGACTCGTGCGTTCATGGACGTATTTGCTGGGATGAACCCTATTGAGGCAAACATCTTTCAGCAACTCTCCGGTCTCCTTTCTTAAACACAAAACCAGCAGTCGTTCACGGAACTCTATCAACAAGAATTTGCTAACCAGGGTATTCCTGGACTTCAAATGGAACTTGCGGACATGGAGCGTATTATGAGCGGTACCGAGGACGACATCCGCGCAGAAATAACCAACGCGGGAGGATTTGCCACTGAGTCACAGGTACAAGCCCTCACTGGTGCGCGTAATAAGACCCTTTTAAAGAAAGCAAACTATCTCTCAAACGTCTTGCAGGCAAAGAACGACTATGTAGACCGCATTGTATCTCTCACGCAAGCGGATAGAAAACAAGTCAGTGAAGACTTAGACAGAAAACTCGGTATCACCAAAACCCTCTTTGACATGAGTCAGAGTATGACCAATGCGGCGAGGGATAACTTTAAGACGATAGTGAACTCTGTTGGTTGGGAAGGACTTGCACAGTCCATTGGAGATAACCCTCAGTCGCAAGCGTATGTTGAGAACCTGTTCGGTCTCCCTGAGGGTGGGCTTGAGTACCTTTCTTCGTACAAAAAACCATTGACCGCAAGCGAGCAATTAGATTTAGACAACCAACGACTTCAGAACTTGAAACTACAACGCGATCTGGCCGGCGGAAGTGGAGGAGATAACCTTCAGTTCATTTCTGGTTCCGCGAACCAACCTGCTGGTGTATTTAATAAAAGTACAGGGGTGTTTACACCAATCACCGGCTCTAAAGACGACACACTACAAATTGCGTATCAACAAGGTACCATCAACGAAATTGATAATCTTGTAAAAAGCGCTGCCTTAGGTGGTGCCGTCGGGCCGAGCCACTCTTTGGGGCTCATCGGTACTAACATTGGTCGCTCTATATTTGATTTTTCTGCAGAAAAAAGCAACTTTATTGCAGGTGTAGAGCAGCTCAGAGAGCAATTAACACTCGACAAACTTATCCAAGCAAAAGCAAGTGGCGCAACGTTCGGCGCACTTTCTGACGGTGAAAGACAAACACTTGCTGCTGCAGCAACTAAGTTAGGTACATACGCTGTAAAAGACAAAAACGGAAACATAATAGGATACAATGCAAACGAGTCAGACTTCAAAGCCGAACTGAACAAAATCAACAACTTTGCACGGTTAGATTACATCCTCAAAGGAGGCGATCCCGCATCGGTTGGTGTTCAGGCTCTCCCAGATGGTACGTTTTGGGTACGAAATGCCGACGGTTCTCTAACTAAAATTAGATAATATGGAAACTCTAACTGAAGAAGAATTCAAAAAACGATACGGCCAGTCAACGCTTGACTCGTTTGAAAAAAGCAAGAAAGAAGAAGGGTTGTTCTCTTCTATTAAGCGCCAAATAGGAGAAGCGGCGCTGGGTGGGGTAGAGAAGACTATAGGCGGTGTGCAAGACTTTGCAAATTCATTTCCCACAAAGCAAAGACCAGAAGGGAGCCCGCTGGAGGCGGCTAAAGGGGTAACTAAGGTGGTTTCAGGTCCTATAGAAACACTTTTCTCTCCACTTGCTCCAGTGTTTAATGCAACTATAGGAAAAGGTATAGAGTTTGTAGGTAAAAAAATATCTGATATTCCTGGTGTTCAAAAGTTTGCTACCTCAAAAGCTGGTGAGGTCACGTCCGACGTTGCAGAGATTGTCGGGAATACGGCTGAATTTGCAGGGGGAGTTGCTGGACTAAAGGTTCCCGGAAAGATTGCCCCCGCCGCTGAAGCTACTGCATCAAAAATTGGAAGTGCCGCAGAGGGAGTGAGAACAAAAGTTGGGGAATCTACAAAATATGTACGAAGTGCTGTGCGAGATGTTGTCCCAACGAGAGTACAACGTATTGATGAAAATATTAGAGAAGCCCTAGAACTCACACCGACTGACTTAGTTCGTATTGAGCAGTCTACCGGTAATCCTGTAGGCCGTTGGATGGCAGATAATAATTTGATAGGCCTCAATAAGAAAAATACTCAGGCAATGATTAAAAGTAATTTTGATACAAACTATCAAAATGTACGAAACGTAATCAATAAAATAGACACTGAGTACGGGATGGCACAAATTCCTGGATACGCTGATGCCCTAAATGCTATTTACGCAAAAGTAAGCGGTGTCCCAGGACTAGAAAAGGTTGCGGCGCAGGTTGAGAATTATATAAAACTAGGTAGACCGATTAAATTAAAAGACGTACAAACCGTAAAAGAACTTCTTGACGACCACTTCTCCCTGTACAAAGTAACAGGAGAAATATCTGACGCTGTTGCAAAACAAGGGTTGGCGAATATCCGCACAAAACTCAAGGAGTTTATAGAAGATCAGGTTAAAAAAACTACAGGAGAAGATATAAGAGCAATGAACAATAGTGTGTCTACAGCAAAGGCACTTTTGGACGCAATAGAAAAACGTTCAACACGCGGTCTTACTCGCATGCATATCACATGGAGGGACTTTGCAGTTGGTGCAGGTTTAACCTACTTCACTACTCCTCTCATTGGTCTTGCGGTGGTTCTTGCAAAAAAGGTTATGGAAAGCCCAACTGCACGACTGCGCTTTGCGAGGCACCTAGATAGACTCACCGATGCTGAACGAGCTAAAATTAGTCAACAACTAAAAGACGGCGAAGTGCCACAAGCGGTAAAAGATGTTGTTGGTTTAGAAAAAACTAATCCTTAAAGAAAAACAACAAACCAAGTATGAGAATAACTCCGGCAATGAAGTTAAGAACAACCATAAAAGAAGTATACCATGTCTGAACAAAAATTCAAGCAAGCCAAGTCCTCTCTTGCCTTCTCACAGAGCCTTTTAGACTCTATGCGCCAACAGCAGGCACCTATGGAAGCCACTGAAGGCCAAGAAATGCCCCAAGAAGCCATGCCAGAGCCTATAGTTGAGGAGGAGGCAGTAGTAGAAGAAAAACCACAAGAAGAGCCTATTTCAGAGGCCACAGAGCCTGTGGAGGAAGAAGAAAAAGAAGACTTAGGTGCCACTCTGAAGTACTTCATGGATGAAGTACGTGGTATGTTCAAAAAGAAAGAAAACGACGATAAGTCAACTATAGAGAAGACGGTCAAGTCCTCGTTAAAAGAGATGCTCAATGAAGAAGATAAAGATACTTAAAACACTCCTCAAAACCGGAGATACAAAAACGGTTGTTAAGGAATTAGTTGATCTATACGACTCTCTCCCTAAAGAGACTGTAGAAGGTGCGCCCGGCAAAGACGGACCCCGTGGAGAAACCGGACCGAAAGGAGAAAAGGGAGATAAAGGAGACCCTGGGGAACCAGGGAAAGACGGAAAGAGTGTAGAGCTCGAGGATGTAGTAGACGAACTACGCCACGATGTCTTACGTCGGAACCAAGGGAGTGGAAACATGAACCGTGATATTAAAATTAACGGGTCAGTCCTTTCATACTACGGAGATGTAAACTTCATAGGCTCTATAGCAGGAGTCCCGAACCAAACCACCAAATATACTGACGTGTACTTTAGTGGAGGTGGCGGCACACCAGCCGCACCAGACACTGCGGTTCAGTTTAACGATGGAGGGAGTTTTGGGGGAAGCTCTCATTTTACTTTTACTTTAGCAAACGACACTATCAACTTAGGAGTAGTAGGTGACGAGGCAGGAATTTCTGCCCCTAGTGCCGTTGATCCTGACACACAAGGTGGAGCGTTATTTTTTCAGGGCGGTGACGGTACTGGAGACAGTAATGGAGGGTATCTTGGATTTGTAACTGGAACTGGCGGATTAACAGGAAACGGCGGACAACTTTCTTTTGACTCAGGAAACGGCGGTGCGACTTCGGGAGACGCAGGAAACATTTTTCTTACTGGTGGAAACGCTACAGACGGGTCTGGAGGAGACATTTTTCTCTCTGGTGGGAACTCATCTGAGGGTGCTGGAGGAGTTTTCAGTGCTTCAGCCGGTGAAACAAGCAACGGTAATGGAGGGTACGTTGAGTTTATTGCAGGAAATTCGAATGGTGGAAATGGGAACGGAGGGGATGTTAAGTTCACGACTGGTCGTAAAAACGGGGCAGGAACGGCAGGAAAATTCACCTTTACCCCTTCTGGAGGTTCCACCGTAAGCGGAATCCTTGACTTTGACTCTCTCGTAACTACAAATAAAACCTTCACCTTCCCGAATGTCTCGGGGACAGTTGCAGCTCCAGTCTCTGTCGCTAGCGCAGGAATGTATCTTCTGACAACTGGAGGCGGACTAAGTCAGTGGGCGTCGGTAGTGAGTAGTGGCGGATTCACCCGTACTACAAGTATCATTTCGGTTAGCTCTACCATTGCTGCGGCAGCGTCAACCGACTACGTCATTTTCGCTAATGTAGGTATTCAAACTGTTCTCCCCACGGCGATAGGTAACACCAACCGCTATACTATAAAAAACTATGCTAATTCAAGTGTCTTGGTGACCACAACAGCTGGACAAACCATCGACGACAGTGACACAGCCCTACTATCGACAAAGTACCAGTCCCTTGATTTGATAAGTAATGGGAGTATATGGGGAGTCATTTAAACTAATATGGCATATTTTCCTCCAACTGGATCAGTCGTAGCATTTCAAAATAATCCTAGTGTTTTACAGGTCCTTGCTACGGTTACCAATCCAGTCACGTTCTCTTCAGTCTCTGGTACTGTCGGCGCTTCTGTTATTGGTACGGTTCCTGTAACTCAGAGTGGCACAATTATTGTGTCAGTAGTGGGAGCAATGGCCGGTATTTCAAGCGTATATCTCGTCGCAAGCTCAGTCACCAGTGTAAGTGTCATGTCATTGAATACGAACCGGAAAGGAGGAACGATATTTAATCGCTCGGGAACAACAAACTATATAAAGTTAGGCACTGCGGCAACAACGTCAGTGTACACAGTTGCTATGGACGACCAAGACTACTACGAACTTCCTTATGGATGGACTGGGGTGGTTGCTGCTATCAGTGCCTCAACCGCAGGGGTTTTGACAGTCACCGAATTTACCTAATATGCCTTTATATATTCAACCAGTAAATTCACGAGAACAAATCACGGCAAATAGGACGTACTACGTTCGCACTGACGGGAACGACAGCAACAACGGGCTAACAAATACTGCAGGTGGAGCATTTCTCACTATTCAAAAGGGCATCGACACGATTGCAGCACTCGACATTTCTGTACTTACGGTGACTCTCCAAGTTGGGGACGGTACGTATACTGCGGCAGTTAATTTGAAAGATCCAGTCGGAGACGGTACGTGTGTACTGCAAGGAAACACAACAACACCATCGAGCGTTGTGATTTCAACAACATCCACTGACGGGATAACTTCTACAGGGACACTGAAATGGACTATAAAAGGATTCAAAGTCCAAACAACTACTTCAGGAATGTGTATTTTGTCTCAAGGTGGCGGGAGGGTTGTTTTATCCGGTGTCAATTTTGGCCCTGCAGGGGTGAGCCACATACGCTCTTTTCAAGGGAGCCAAGTAAACATAACAGAAAGTTACTCAATTCTGGGTGGAGGTAACGACCACTATCTAGCACAACAACATGGGCGCATACTCATGGTGCCTAGTAAAGTGATAGACCTAACAGGGACAGCATCCTTCGTCGCTGCTTTTTGTAGGACTGGCCTTATGGGGTACGTTGAAAACTACTCGACTACTTTTGTTGGCTCAATAGCAGGTACACGATACTCAGCTTCGTCAAATAGTGTCATGAACGTAAACGGCGGGGGTGCTAACTACTACCCAGGGAACGTTGCTGGCTCGACAGGTACCGGAGCACAGTACTTATAAAATATATGCCCGTATTCAATTACAACGAACGGGATCACTACTGGAGGATTAACATGGAGGTAACTTGGTACTCTTCTGCGTCACACACTTATGTGGGGTCTGTCCCTCAATCTTTCTATGATCGTGGTGGCGTAGTAACCGATATAGCGTCTGAAGACCTTTTATGGGAGTATCTCGGAAGTGTGTATCCAGAGGGTATCCCAGAGGGGAAAGTGAACCCAAAACCAGACTCATCACTCACTGCTCGTGTTTACGACTTAGAAGAACGACTAAAAAAACTTGAAAATAAATAATATGAAACTACACAAACACTTTTTAAACCAAAGACTGCCATTTCTTTTTAAGGTATTTTTCCCCAATCTCTTTCATTTCTCCTTCGGTCAAAAACTCGTTCTTAATAATGTTGCATCGCCAACACGCCAGTACTATATTCTCGATGGTGTACCCCACAGAACTTTGTTTCCTGTCTATGGTCAGCCTGCTGCAAGCACTTATTTTTCCTATCTTCTTCCATACATCTTCAGGAATGTCACAGTAGTGACAAATTTTCTTAGCACTTTCGTACCAAGAAATAAAAACGTCCTGCTCTATATCAAAGGACTTTTTTCCGTAAAACTTTATTTTTCTCTTCAGAATTTTGTATATCCCCTTTGGACTATTTTGAAAAACAACCTGAGTTTTATGGTAAGCGTCTCGGTGAACAGAACGATACGTGCGGGCCTTCTCTGCTACGCATTTCTTACAGCAATAGCTCAAACCATCTTTAGAATGCCCACTCGGTCTTTTGCCAAAGTCAGTGGTGGGTTTGTCTACTCTACAGCTTGGGCAGATTTTATTTATAATCCCATCGTACCATGAAAATCTACCGTCCCATAAAGCCAAACTATCTAACACAAAAATTCGGTGAGAATGCCGCCTGTGCTGCCGTTGATAGTAGCGGAAAGATCATACGGCCATTCATTGTACGTGCTAAACAAAACAACACCTGTCCTGTCGGGTACAAAGACTTCTACCCATTAGTGGGTCTTAGGGCACATCCAGGCGAAGACTGGTCTGCTACCCGTGGTGAAAAGATCTACTTTGATGTAGACATCCCTGGTATGCGCTGGTGGGGAAGAGTAGAAGTTGACGAGGCGCAGGGCATCAACCTTGATATCTTTTCAGTAGATCCAATACCGTTTGAGACATTACCGAAAGAAGTCACTGCGAACACACTCTATCATTGGGACTTTAACGAAAAGAAACTCCATATTAAACGACGTTTTACTCATGGCTACCGCACCTTCCTCGACGATAAACCGCTGGTGCAGGTGGGAGTCTTTGCTGACGGACGACCAGAAATGCGACCTGAAATTAAACTCGGTGATCTTGTGATGCTTGCTGACAACACTGGAGCAAGCGCAGGCGACCACCTCCATCGTTCAATAAAATTCACTACTAAGAATGCAATTACTATTGGCGGCGATAATGGGTACATGGGGGCAGTAGACGAAGCACAGTGGTTCGACAATCGATTCGTCCTCGACGTACTGAAAGAGCGCGAGGAGCAACCGACAACTCCCCCGCTTTCGCAGTTGGACTTAACCCTCCAGTCCTTAGAAAACAATGCACTCGAAGAAGAACAGAAAGGCAACCCCTCATTGGCGGCTATAATCCGCGCTATAAAAGGAATCGTCAAGGCATTCTGGAAGTAGGGGATAACGCGTTGCAACCTGTACCGTCGCGATATAATAGAAATATCCCCTTCATGGGGTTATCATTATGAAACTTCTTAAAGGATACAAAACGTACATTGTTTCAGCATTATTGGTTGCCGTTGGTCTTATTGATGTGTTGACTGGAGA